AGGTCCACGCACTCGACCAGCCCGCCGAGGGTGAAGTCACCGTTGTAGGCGGCCATCAGCGCGTCGGTGGCGGTGATGATCTGCGGGTCGATCAGGTCCTGCGGCTCGGTCAGCATCGACGTGTAGATCCGGCAGTTGAGGACCAGCACCGCCGAGGTGATGTCGAGCCCGGAGTTGGCCGGCACCGGGCCGAGGTACTGCGCCCAGAACGCCGCCCCAACGCTCTGCGGCGCCGACTTCGGCTCGTGGGAGGTAACCCACTCGAAGTAGCCGGTGGCCTGGGCGTGGCTGACGGCGGCGTCGAGGATGGCCTGTGTGTCCATCAGCCGTTCATCCTCCGCAGGTACTTGGGCAGCACCCGTTCGGCGATGAACTTCGCCTGCCGGTCGAGGCGCTGCCCCACCCGCCGGAACGTGAAGTAGCCCTTGAACCGCGTCGTCTTGTTGCGGGAACCGACGCCCTCCAGCCACGGCCCGTAGATCACACCGCCGTCGGTGACCTGGGAATTGTCGGCCCTGATCTGCGACTCGTAGTAGCCGGTCGGGTGCCGCAGCACCCGATGCAGCTCCTGCCGGACCAGGTCCGCGCCGGTGCGGGCGATCTCCTCCTCCGCGGCGTGAACGAACTGGCGGGCCGCCGCGGCGGCGCGGCCGTCGAAGACCGGGCCGTGGGAACTCATGTCAACGTCGAAGGTGACCATCACACCGCCCCGATCCGCATCTGCCGGCCACACGCACGCTTCGCTGCCTTCTCGATCGCGCCGATACCCCGCCCGGTGTATTCGCGTTGGTTGTCGCCGGAGCCGACCTCCCGCGCGTACCCGGCGGTCTCCTGCAGCACCTGGTTGATCGCGTACGCGAGCGCCAGGTCCCGGACCGGGCCGGGGAACACCTGCCGCACCAGCGCCGCCGTGTCGCTGTGCGTGGCGGCTGTGGAGCCGCGTGCCGCCCGGACGACGGTGAGGGTGCGGGGGGCGTAGATGTTCGCCCCGGACGTGTGTGTGGCCAGCGTGGACCCGTCGAAGCCCCGTTCCACCGTCAGCGTCGAACCGGCCACGTCGTCGACCCTCATGCGTTCGGAGTCGACTAGGATCGTCTCCCCCACCGTGGGCGCCCCGGTGGTGGTGGACATGGTGATCGACACGTCGGCCTTGGACGCGAGGAGGTCGGTACCGGTGTCGACCCCGGTGTCCTTCATCGTCTTACCGGTCACGTCGAGGTACTCGGCGCCGACCAGCAGCAGATCCCCCACCCCGGCCAGCGCGGAATCGGTCACGTCCACGCCGGTCTCGGAGTCGTCCAACGCTTCGGCCAGGGCGCCGGCGGGTTCGGTGACGTTGTCGAAGCCCCACAGGCCGGTGGCGGCGATGTCGCGCTGGTGGGTGCTGCCCACGTCGAACGCGGCCGCCGAGGACAGGTCGATCTCGATCCGGTCGTACGGGGGGCCGTTGTTGACCGGCTCGAGGAAGTAGTCCGCCGGGTCGATGGTGACGCCGCCGGCGACCAGCGCGGTGAGGGAGATGGCCTCGTGCTCGTCGAGCCACACCCGCCACGACGACGAACCCTGAAGGTCGGGCCAGTCGAAGTACTTGGTGCCCAGCCACGGGACGAAGTCACGGTGGAGGCACCCACGCACCATGCGGGTCGCCGTGCCGCACGCACGGTCGACCTGCGCGTCACGGCGCGCGGTCTGCTTAATGTCCAGGGCGGCCTTGACGGTCTCCCTGTTGACGTACCAAACCATTCCCTCGGCTGCTTTCTGCGAGTCTCCGGTTCGTATTCAGTTGTGGTCTCGCCGGGCCGGTCTCCCGGTCCTGGCCGGGCCCATTGCCCGGCGAGACGTCAGCGGCGGTCCCACCAAGCGATGAGTTCGGTCTTGGTGCGCTCCGCGGGGTCGCCCAACTCGTCGGCCGGCCAGCCGTTCGCGGTCACGAACTGGACCCATTCCGGCTTAGCCGCATACGCCTTCGGCGTCTCTAGGCCACTGCCACCCGTCGAAACGGCAGTGGAGGACCCCTCCAGGTCCGGGTTCGAGGGGCTGCCCGTCGTTGGGGCAGGCGGTTGGGGGCTCGACCCGCTGCTCGGCGTACTCGTCTGCGGCGGTTCGGTAGATGTCGGCGAGCTGCTGCCATCCCATGACCCGTCAACCTTCCGTTCGAGGTCGGCGACGCGGGCCTCGAGGTCGCGGACTTTCCCCATCAGAAAGTCTTCCTCCCACGACATGCGGCTTCTCCTCTCGGCCGATGTGGTCCGGTGAGCCGCAGCCTGGGCATACGGCACCGGGGCCAGGCGGGTACCTGGTCTCGCAGCGCACGCACACCCAGACCACGGCGATCCCCCTACGCGTTCGGGTCGACGAGCAGGTCAGGCCGGCGGCCGTACCGCAGCCCGTAGGGGACGTAGAAGTAGCAGCCGGGGCGGGTGCCGCCCGTGCCCGGGTCGGCCTGGATCACGAACACCCACTCGTACCCGTTGGCCAGGTCCAGGTCCGTCACGGACACTTCGGCGACCACCAGCAGCTGGGTGGCCGCGTATGTGGCACCGGTCAGCGAGATCTCCGACGCCGCGGACTGCGTGACCCGCGTCCACGTCTCGTCGGCGTCCAGCGTGGTCTCGGACTTCACGAACCACTGCGTGACGACGTCGAGGTCCTTGGTGTTCCCGGAGGTGGCGGCGTCGGCCTGCTGAATGTCGGGGACGAACGTGTCGGTACCGGCCGACACGGCGCCCATGTAGCCGACGATCGCGCAGCCCCGGTAGTTCTTCAGGTGCAGCCGCACACCGGTCTGCGCGCCGCCGGCGAGGTCGGCGACCGGGACGACACCGGGAACGATGTCGAAGTCCTTGCCGAACCCGTGGATGGTCATTGTCGTTTCCTTCCGTCTCGACGGATCAGGTCAGCTGGCGTCGATGCCAACGAAGGGGGACAGGGTGTCGCCGTGCAGCGGGGTCAGCGCGGACTGCACCCACGGCTGCCCGTCGACCCGCTCGATCAGGCGAAGCTCGACCTCGTCGTTCATGAACCGGGAGTGCTCGGAGAAGTCCAGCGACACCGCCTGCCGGTCGCCGACCAGGTAGTACGACAGGTCGACGAACATGATGTCGTCGGCCGAGCCGAGCGCCGGGACCTTCTCCGTGACGATCATCGGGCGGCCCAGGATCGTCGGCATCGGGTTGTCGGAGATGTTCACGACACCCAGCGGGTAGCCGCCCGTGCCGGTCGACAGCGAGAACAGCTTCGGCAGCAGCGTCTGGTTCACCAGCCACACCGCCGAGCCGAGCGAGCTGGGCAGCATCCGGGCGTACATGCCGGAGATGTCGTCGATGGTGATGGCGTTCGATCCGGCGCGCGCCGCGGAGATCTTCGCGCCGCCGTTGCGGAGCCCGAGAGGCTGGCCCGCCCCGGTGCCGTTGATGAACGCGTTGTCCTCGAAGAACGCCAGGCCGCGGGGCGCGTTGGTCTGCAGCCACGTCGACAGGGCGGACGCGTCGTTCCACAGCTCGTTCGGGACGCGGGCGCCGCCGACGAGCTTGTTGGCCTCCAGCTTGACGTTCCCGAACCGGGCCTCGGTCGGGGTGATCGACGCGGACTCCCCGATCCAATAGAAGATCATGCCGCCGAACACCGACCCCGAGTGGGTGGTCTCGTCGACGAAGGGGATCTTGGTGGTCAGGCTGGACATGGTGATGACGGTGGCGCGGGACCGGACGATCGACTGCTCCAGCGCGATCTGCAGCAACTCCGACCGGGTCTCCTCCGGCACCAGGAACCCGCCGGTGCTCGGGTCCGTCTCCGAGTAGGAGTTCGTGATCTCCTGCACCTTCGCGAACGCGTCGGCGTTCCGCAGGTTCCGGCCGAGCCGATACTGCTGCACGTCGATCGCGAGACTGCCCAGGTCGTACAGCCCGTCGAGTTGCGCGGTCGGCAGCTTCGAGTTGTAGGCGGCGTTCCGCACCGCCCCCGTACCCCGCGCCCCAGGCGTGCCGGTCCACCGCAAGTCCAGCTTGCTGGTGCCCTTCGGCCGGTTGTTCTTCGCGAACTCGGTGAACACCGCGTCCACCTGGTCGCGGATCTGCCCGTCGAGGTCCTTGCCGACCTTCGACTCGGCCAGCTTGTTCGCGTAGCCGTTGACGAAGGCGTTGAACTCGCCCGCCTTCAGCAGCTCGCCGACCTTCTTCTCATCGCGCAGCGCCTCCTGGAACTCCGCGACGGTCTCAGGCAGTGCCATGGTCATGATCCGGCCTCCTTAAAGGCACGTGCGATAGCCGCGGGATCGAGGCTGAATCGCGATCCGTCGTTGTTGCCCACCGGGTCGTGGTGGTGGTCTTCGCTGCCGCCGCCGTCGGAAAGGTGCGCCCGCAGGTGCGCCTCCACGCCGTCCTTGTCGTCGATGTCGGCGCCCGACAGCCGCGCCAGCCCGTTCCGGCACGCCGACAAATTGGCGGGGCCGCCCTTGGTGCGGTGGTGCGGGAACTTGTACGACGACTTGTTCGCCGGGTCACCCGACGGGTCCGACCAGGCGTGGCAGTACTTCAACGTGGCCGGGTCGTTCGGCATGTTTCGCTCGGCGCCGGGCCCGTCCCACGAGGAGTTCTCCGTGCCGGTGTGGTGCACCGCCGACGCCTTCGCCTCGACCCGGCGGAACAGCTCCTGCAACGCCCGGTTACTGATCACCGGGACGTGGTTCAGCATGTCGGGGCGCCACACCGCCGCCATCGGCTCGAGGTCGGCGTCGTCGCCGAGCAGCCCGTCCGCGAGGCCCGCGTCCACGGCCTCCTGCGCCAGATACAAGGTGGTGGTCTGCATGCGTTGCCGCCAGTCGGCAACATCGCCGCCGGCCCGGTTGGCGTAGATGTTCGCGATGTTGTCGGACTGCTTGGTGAGCAGCCCGGCCATCTCGGTCATGTCGGCGGCGTTGCCGATGCACGCGCCGTGCGCGTCGTGGATCAGCATCTGCGAGCCGTGCGCCATGTCGATCCGGTCACCGGCCATCGCGATCACGGAGGCGATGGACGCGGCGATGGAGTCGACGACGACGTGGACGTTGGCGGGGTGCTGCCGCAGCGCGTTGTAGATCGCGATCCCGTCGAACACGATCCCGCCGGGGCTGTTGATGTGCAGCTCAATCTGAGGGGTGCTGATGGCGCGCAGGTCGTTGACGAACTCGTTGGCGGACAACCCGAAAAAGTCGCCGATCTCGTCATAGATGTTGATCACGGTGCGGTCTTGGGCTGCGTTCCGGACCTGATACCAGGGTTTGCCGTGGGTGGCCTGCGCCAGGTTCTGCGCCTGCAGCGCCATCCGCATCCGCTGCTCGTCCATCACTCGCCGCCCTTCCTTCGTTTGACCACGCGGCAGCGGCAGTTCCCGCGGCCGAGGCAGTGCACGTAGCCCTCACCGCCCGGGTAGTCGGCGTAGGCGTCGCCGCGGTTGCGGTACAGCTGGCCGTCGTTGTCCTTGCAGGGCTGGCAGGACTCGTCGTCGTCCTCGCACACCGCGACCCACCGCATGGCGTTCTCGGGGGCGGGGTTGTCCGCCTGGCCCCGCTGCTCAGGGGGTCGCGGCAGGGCCAGGCGGGGCGTGTCGTCGGCCATCGGGAGCCGCACCAGCGCCACCGGCTCTATGGCGGGAGGGGCGGGTTCGGGAGCGGCCGGGGCACCGCCGTACTCGATCTCCGGCAGCCCCACCGCGGACAGCACCCCGTCCGCCTGCCACCCGGCCGTCACCAGCTTGGACGCGGCATCCGCCCGGGCGGTCAGCAGCTGCGCCTCCAACTCCTGGTCGTCCGGTACCGGGTTGTCGTAGTCGAGTTCGATGCCGTACCGGGAGTTGTCGGGGAACAGCGGCAGGAACTCCCCGTTCAGCTTCGTCTTCCACCGCTTCAGCCGCGGCAGAACCTCCCACCGGCCGAACGTGATCTCCGCGGCCTGCGCGTTCGCCCGGTTCACGTCGTCGGCCAAACCGAGCATGTGTTTATGGGCGCGGAACGCCTCCCGGATCACCTCACGGGAAACGTTCCGCAGCTCCGCGAACTGCATGTCCTTCATGGAGACGTTGCGGTCCCGCCACTTGCCCTTCTCCAAGATCGCGACCCGGTGGGCGCGGGACACGCCGCGGTGCTGCTCGTTCCACCGCTCCCGCAGCCGCCGGAACTCGACGTCGTCTAGCTCCTCGTCGACCTCGATGACGCCGCCCGGCTCCGCCGAGTTGAGGAAGAAATTGCGGTTCCACTCGGCTGCGTACTGCACCGACTGCAGGTCCGCCAAGATGGCCTGCACGGCGCCGAGACCGCGGTAGGGGTCCCACGGGCAGGGCTGCTTGATGCGGATGACCTCGTCGACGTCGAGGGGGACCTTCTC